TAGATTTATATATATGGCGCTTATTCATGTTATCATTCTCAGGCAATCATACCCCTGAGTTTAGAATTCCATGAACCTCCTTATATAATTTATCTGGCCCTTTTTCATTGAAATCGTAAATCTCACATATCATGTGTTATTAAAGTGTCACTGAATATTTGCATATACTCAGATGACGTTTCCAATTATATGCAAAAAACCTTTTTATATGTTACAACGAAAAATTTTAAAAATCATAAAAATTCAAATAATAAGGAAAATTATAAAAATTAAAAAAATAAGAAAACATAAAAATTAGATTTATAATGTGTGTGTTTACTAGGTTTCATTCTTCTAGTAATTATATTTTTGTTAGACACATTGAATGTTTGATATTAGTATTTTCAGATTACCACTTTGGTAAAGCAAGTGGTTTGGATTTCTTCCTTCAAACCTCTCAGCTGTAATGGGCTCAGCTCACGTTGCCACCTCTGTTTATGCGGTGGATCATTACCATCGTCCATAGTGCGAAATGAAAATCCTATTACTTATCAAGGTTAGAATCCTAGATATATCCTGCAGCGGGAGAAAACAAAATCTGAATCTAAAGATAAGAACGAGAAATGAAAAAGAAAGATAGTTTACAATTTTACCCTAATTTTGGGCGAAATGAATTAAATGAGAAAAATTATACTCCCCAGTGTGGGGAATGTCTTAAAGATGAACAAATCTCGTACTTACCTTCAAAAGACTCCCTTGCTGGAGTCAAAAAGAAGATTGGGAATTGGTTCCAATCCACAATGTCTGAACTTACATACAAATCTATGACTGATGATGATTATATCACTAAGTTGGTAGATGATGTAGTAACTTTTGTAACCATGTCAACTCAAAAAATTGAGGGCTTAGGTGTGGTGGAAACCATATTACAGGCCTTTCGGATCTTCATTAAATGTAGATTTCATGAATCAACGTGGAAGACTTTGTCCTCTAGATTCTACTTATACATAAGGAAGATCTTAGGTGACTTTGTTGTCCAAGGTGCCGACTATTTTTTCGAAGGAGCGCGAGGATACCTGAATTCATACAAGAATATTTGTAATAGCGAGATAGCTATTAAATTGTACAGATGTTGTATGTATATAATGAGTTTGTCTCTTTTTGACAAACTCGGTATTTCGTTCGACGCTTTTGGCTATTCCAAGCTTGAACAAGTTGCGCTAAAGAAGAAGTATTATAAAAAACCAGATTTTTTATATGTCCTTGCGGATACTATTCTTTTCTTAGCAGAACGCGGTTATCAAATTTACTTGACTGGTGATATCAACTGTATTTTCCATTCAGGTGGCACTTATAAAAAGATGTTTGACACTTGTCGAGAATTGCAGAGGAAATCTCATCTTTTACATAATCCTGAGGAATATGGATTCACGGAAAGTGAATTTAGATCTGATTTGGATGACATTATTGAGAAACTTCAGAATATCGTTAAACATTCGATGCGACTGGAGAAGAGTGATAGAGATACTATCAAATTTACACTTAATGATATGTTGATGATGCGTGATGATTTGAACACTAACTCGGCTGCTCGTCGTAATCGTAAAGCGCCTTTTGCTGTTCAAATTTTCGGGGACTCTGGTATTGGTAAGACTACATTGACTAATATCATCTGCACATATTTTGCTAAGCATGAAAATCTCCCACTAGGGGATGAGTTTCGTTATACTGTTAATCCAGCTGCAAAATATTGGGATGGATTTGTTTCATCTTGTCACACCATAATTTTAGATGATGTCGCTAATGAGGCTCCTGAGATGAATGACCCTAAGTCCTTGAATCAAATTATTCAGATAATTAACAATGCATCATATTGTCCTGATCAAGCTTCGTTGGAGAATAAAGGCAAAACGCCCTTAAGAGCTAAGTTAGTTGTTGGCACGACAAACGTGAAGAATTTAAATGCTTATCATTATTTTTCATGTCCGTCTGCCGTTCAGAGACGCTTTCCGTTCATTATTACTCCGACAGTACGACCTGAGTATAAGGATGAGAGAGGGATGTTATGCTCTGCAAATGTACCACCAGGACCTTATCCTGATCTTTGGACATTTAACGTCGATTTGGTTAAACCAGTTGCCGTAAGTGGTGGAAGAAAGCTTGCAGAATTTGAGAACATACATACGAACATTGATTTGCGTGGTTTACTTACGTGGTTGGATAAAACCATCACAAGTTTTAATACCGACCAGAATCGAGTTCAAGAGTGTGTTTCTGAAATGCGCAAAGTTAATCTGTGTTTATGTTGTAATTTGCCAGATACTATGTGCATGTCGACAGTTCAGAGTGATACAACAACTATCGTAACGACTATTGTTGGATTCTTTTGTCTCAATATCATTTGGAACAGTTACTTTATTCAGTTAACACGATTTTACTTCTATTATTATGTTTTAAGCAAGTATTGTAGAAGGAAGTTCAACATGTGTGTTCGCGAGTTGAAAAGGAGAAGTGTAACTCGAGAGGACTGGTACCGTATAGGTGAATCTGTTCAAGGGACAATCAGTAGCCCTAAGGTTTTGGCGACTATAGCTGCTATTACAGTGGCAGCTTACGCCATGTACAAAGTGTATAAAACCATTAGTCCTCAGGGCAAGGAAACTGAGCTTGTTGGTGAACGACCTGTTGACGAACTTGATGGGCGAGAAAACGTTTGGTATAACAATTCATTTGATTTGTGTCCCGCAAACTTTTCACGAGAAAGTTCATCTTCGAAAAGTATGGATTTCAATGCTTTTTGTAAGAAGATATCTGAAAACGTTATTGTCATGAAGATAAACAAGACTGATTCTCCAGGATATGTAGAAGGTCGGGCTCTAGGGATAGGTGGTCATGTATATATTACAAATAACCATAATATACCCCAGATGTCTGAACCAACTTACATCGACGTTATTCAATCTTGTTCACTTGGAGTGAACTCTAATTTGAAGTTTGTTATGTCTGAAAGCGATGTTTTTCGCATCCCATCGAAAGATTTGGCTTTTTTAACATTTAGAACATTACCGCCAAAGAAACAGATTATCAAATATTTCCAAGTGGGTAAGTCTAATGGAATCTTTGACGGATCCTATGCTACCAAAGACAGTAAAGGGAAATTCAACCCAATTCCTGTCTTGGCAATTAGACGAACTGAGGAACGCAATCTTAATTTCCGTAAAAAGAACATTGATGCAAGAGTCAATATGTGGTTAGGACAATTACGTGATTCATCGACGAAAAATGGTGAATGTGGTTCTCCCCTCATTATAAACAGTTCTTACGGTTATAGTATTGTTGGTTTACATTGTTTAGCCGGTAATTTTGATAAGACTGTTTTGGCTACAGAGATCGATGGAGCGTTTGTTACTGAAATTTACAATAGTTTGAAAAACTTCAATGTTCAATCAGGGAATTTATCTTCGATATCATCTGTTAACGTTAAACGCGAGGTTGGAGATTTACACAAGAAGTCCGTTTTCCGTTTCATCGATGATGGTTGTGTTAATGTCTATGGTTCATTTACCGATTTTCGTGGTAAATCTAAATCAAATGTTGAAAATTCACCAATGAGTACGTTCCTTATTGATAAGGGCTATGAAATTAAGTTTTGTAAACCTGAAATGAAGTCATGGGTTCCGTGGCATATTGCTGCAAAAGATTTAGTTAAACCTATTTCTGAGCTCGATACGGGAATTCTCAATCATTGTGTTGAAGGATACATCAGCGATGTTTGCAATAATCTTGAAAGTGTAGATAATGTCAAAGACATGTTGATGGTTCTAGATGATTTCACAACGATCAACGGGGCTCAAGTTGCCTACATTGATAAGATGAAGCGAAATACTAGTGCGGGTAATCCATGGAAGAAATCAAAGAAGTATTTCTTACGTAGTATACCGCCTAATCATGGCATGCAGGATCCCGTTGAAGTAGACGAAGAAATTGGTGATAGGATGGACGACATATTAAAATGTTATCGTCAAAATCAACAGTTTCATCCGAACTTCTGTGCTCATTTGAAGGATGAACCAGTTTCTTTCAAAAAAGCAAAGGTTGGTAAAACTCGTGTTTTTACAGGTGCAACCATGGATTGGTCTCTTATCGTCAGAAAATACTTGCTTTCATTTGCTCGTTTGCTTCAAAATGAGCGGTTTGCCTTTGAGGCTGCTCCAGGTACTATAGCACAGTCCCTGGAATGGCATGAACTTTACGAGTACATTGTCAAGAACGGTACTGACCGTATAGTGGCTGGTGATTATAAGGCTTTCGACAAACGTATGAGTCCTAAGGAAATCTTGGCGGCATTTGACATAATAATATACTTTTGTCAATTGTCTGGTAATTATTCTGAGGAGGATATACAAATTGTTAGGTGTATTGCCGAAGATACTGCCTTTGCCTTAGTTGATTTCAATGGAGATTTAGTACAATTCTATGGTTCTAACCCATCTG